ACTGTGGCAACAACACCATCAGGTAATACAGATGTTGTTAGAAGACAGGATGTATATGTATCTACCAATCCGACCCTTGCTTTAGGATTACATAAAATCCAGATTGCTAATGGATTCATTACCAACGTCCAAACAGCAAATGGCGGTGATCTTCCTACTCATGCTTCTAGACACCACACAACAACAAGAACAACTGCTGCACCGGGTGTTGGCTTAGGCGGAGATGGACTAAACTCTTATGAGATTGGAGCAGTAGAAAGAACAGATCCGGTTATTAGAAAACCTCTTAAGATTACCACTAACGACAACTATACCTATGCTACTGCTGCTCCTTACTTTGTTGTGCTTGAGCCAAACCAAGAGCCAGCAGTATCGGGACCAGAAGGTCAGATCATATTTAGAAAGGCTCAGGTATGAGTCTTGATAGAATATGGATAAGGGATAGCAACGGAAATCCCATAGAACTGGATTCCCTATGGATACGAAATCAGGGGGCTGCAAGAAAGATTGGTGAGGTATGGGTAAGAAACAGCAGCGGTATTGCTGAAAAGGTATACCCAAATACGTCTGAAGAGAATGATGAAACAACAGAAATAGTTATTATGAATCAAGGATCAGACCAGCAAATGCCCTCGCTTCGTTTTGATCAGGTATTTAGTGGGTCTTGGTCAACTGGAATGGAAACCTTATATAGAAATGCTGGAGTAAAGTTTGGTCTTAATACTGGAGTGGGATCTACAGGTGGGTCTGGGGATCCGGGCACACTTGTTACCAAAGCACAAGAAAACCTAACTCCAATCATCTCAGCATTCCTTGCTGATCAAAGCACCAACCCAACCACATCATTCAACTGGGATTGGGGCATTTCAATCAACATTGAAAACGGAACATCTGTTCAAGCAGTGCTTAGGGGAGGAGCAAACGAAACAGACATAGTTCCTTTAAACTACCAATTCTTTGACAGGTCTGGTGCAATATCAAATGAGACTCAACAAGTAATTAACACAGCACTGGCATATTACCCATCGGCAACAAGCACTACAATCACATATCAGCAATTGCACAATGCATGCAAACAAGCAAACATAGATGTGGCTGCTTGGGTTAAAGCACAGGCACCTTCCGCAAAGGTTATGAACTGGTGGAAGACAGCAGCAAGTCCTATTCCACTAATCCAAGGATGGTGGAACAACGATCAAGCACTTGCTTTAACAGTGGATGGATACCCAACAAACGGTGTGGATACCATATACCAAAGAGCAGCAAGTGGTAGACGAACAATCAATGGTGATCAACAGTATCTTGCTTCAGGAACAACAGTATCTCTTCCATCACCTACTGACTGGTCTTATGGATTTGATTCATATCCAATAGGATCTTATCAGGCAAGAGGCACTGCGGTTCCTTTTGAAATGTGCGTCAATAGTAATGGAATTCAGACAGGCGTGGATTGCGTTGTGCATCAAAGTTATTTTCCAGTATATCCAATTGAAAGAACACTAAATGTAATTCCAAGTAACGGTTATACAAGCATCGGAGCAAATGACTTAACCCATGGTTTTGACAGCAGTGGAACAAGATATACAAAATTCTTTGATGCAAAAGAAGCAGTGGCTAGAACCACACGAAACAATTGGCTAGCCAACTGGAAGCAGTTTGGATCAAAGGCTTCGATTGGTACAGAACTTTCAATGGACTACGCTGGATTTGAAGACAATAGATTCAACGGTTTAGCAATAGATCCATTTGATTATCTAGACATGTTTATTAACCCAATTGTTCAGCGTGTTACCAAGGAAGAAATACTGAGGTTTGGATTACCTTCGGATTTAGTAGGAAAGAAACTGTTTCCAAGATATTGGGTATTTTGGAATGCTGCTTATTACTTCTTGTATTTACTAATGACTCATGGCGGTGGTGAAGGAAGAAACGGTGGACCGGGATCAGACTTCGCAACAAACACAAATGCAAGACTTAGATCAAGAGACAATATTAGATCTAGATTTCAAAGTAGACAGGGGGCACCAGTGGTTAATTGGACAGAAGGTAGCGATTGGCATGGGTTTGTTTGTCAACAATTAGATGTGGATGGATATGAAAGGCTTGATTTGGTTAAATCTACCATAGAAGAAGAAAGGTTGGATCCATAACATATGAACTAAAGGAGAGAAAGAGTATGGATAAGAAACACCCAGACTTTGGATTGTTGTTGCAGATACTACAAATACTTGTCATCTCTATTGGGCTGGCAAGTCTTTTTGTAAGGTTGGGCGAGTATCAAGCAACACAGACTTACAATACTCAGCAACTCAGGGAACTCAAGGATATCGTAGAAGGTATCATCAAGTCCCAGATTGAGTTTGCTGCAACCGATGCTACCCTTAAGGAGAGAATAGATGCGCTTAGGTTACGCATTGATCGTATTGAGTCTGATTAATGGGTGTTCCCCATCAAAACAAATAGGAAGCAATGTTTCCGACATAGCCAGAATATCCCAATCCAGCAAGGATAGGTTCAATACTATTCAGGAAGAGGTACTTAAAACCGAGCATATTGATGTTCTGCTCATAAGGGATCAGGCTAAGGCTGGATCCAATGAACAACAGGAGATCATGGATCTAGTGTTTGACACCATGGAAGTGCTTCCATTCATAGATGATGAAGCCCCATGGTGGGGAAGCACACTTGAATATGGATTCATAGCCTTGGCTATAGTGGGCACCTTCGCCTTGCTATGGTACTTGGGACTCGGGATTCCAATCAAGGCACTTATGAGATCCTTTGCTGCATTCATCCCAAGGGGCAAGAAGGATGCTGCAAAGTTGATGATAGAAGCACAAGACCCCAATTCTAAGACAAGCGTGGAAGAAGCGATAGCCGTACTCAGGGCTACCGATAAAGACTTCGATGCTGCATACCGAAAGGAGAAAAAGTAATGGAATCATTTCTAGGAAGTTTGTGGTTTGCTGGGCTGATGTGCCTAGCCGGATACATCGCAGGATGTGTGTTCCCTGTCTCTAAGATCAAGGATCTAATTCGATGAAGAGCAAAGTACAGATCCTCAATGAGATGCTCTTGGACTCACTTGTTCGTGATCTCAAGGATCCAGACAAGTGTACTCCGGGGCTTTACACTGTCATCAGAGGCATCGTCAATGACAACCGGGAGGCGGCAGATGCCATCCCCAAGGATGCCCTTGAGGAAGTGACCAAGGCTATGTCCGAGGCTGCTCCCTTCAAGATCAAGGAATCAACCTATTGATACGACCTACTGAAGAAGTCTTGAATGATTTCAGAAACCATGTATTCTTTTGCATGAAGCACCTAGGGCTGGGAGAGCCTACCCCTATGCAGTACGAAATCTCAAGACAACTTCAGGAAGGACCGAACGACTTCATATTGGCGGCTGGGCGAGGGACAGGGAAGTCCACGCTCACCGCCATGTTCGCTTCGTGGTTTATGATGAAGCATCCCAACAAGACCATCCTTGTCCTTTCTGCCACCCAGCAGAAGGCAATCGAGTTCATCTCCCAGACAAGGAAAATCTTGAACATGGTGCCCTACTGCGTACACATGGTCCCAGATGAACACACCAAGGACTCAGCCCTTGGGTTCAACCACAACACCAGAACATCATTCACTCAGGATCTCTCATGCACAGCCAGAGGCTCGACCTCCCAGATCACTGGTCTCCACGCAGACCTCATCATCTGCGATGACGTTGAGATCTCCACCAATACCCAGACTGTGGAGGCTAGGGAAAGCCTGCTGCATAAACTCACCGAACTTGAGTCCGTGAGGAACAAGGGATCCAGAGTCATCTTCCTAGGAACACCGCACTCTGCGGAATCGATATACACGGTACTCAAGCAATCCTACCCAATGATCAAGTATCCTGCCCTGATGCCTGATCCTAGCCTGCCCGGAGAGTCCGAGGATGTGGCTGATTGGGTCTGGGATCTAGGTCTTGCTCCGGGCGAGTCCACCCAGCCAGAGCGTTTTGACACGGAAATGCTCATGGAACGCAAGGCTAAGATCGGACCCAAGGCTTTCGCCTTGCAGTACATGCTTGATACCACCCTGTCAGATATAGACAAGTACCCGTTGAAGTTATCCGACCTGATCGTCTTTGACGTTCCGGTGGACAAGGCTCCAGAGAAAGTCATCTGGCAGGGTCAAAACTCAAACAAGAAGATGCCCAGTTGGGG